GAAAAAACATTAAAACCTTCTTTTTTTACAATCTTTGTAAATACGGGCAAAATCTTCTGCCCAAACGTTGCCGCTAGTTCTTTTAAGCCTTCCTGGAATACCCGCATCTGGTTAGCAGCACCGCCCCCAGTTCGCTCAAAATCCCCGTGAGCGTTTGAAGTCTTTTCCATTACATAGTTGTAACGTAACATGACCTTTTCACCCTCACTCATCTGCTTTATAGGCTTAGTGATACCCTTCTCTAAGGCAAACGCTGACAAGTTAGCTTGTGTCATCACAATACCTAACTTCTTCAAACTTTCTGTTTCACCCGTAAAAATAGAGTTAAGTGCCGTTTGTGCGACATCAATACGGATGTTTTTGAAACTAGCTAAATCACCAGCCAAACCCACAAGTTTATTAGACATCTGTGCAGCAGCTTCTTGACCAATACCCATTGAAGTAGCCATGTCACCAAAGGTACTAGCCATGTCTAATGCTGACCCTTCTGCTATACCGAATGATTTTAAGGTAGTTTTAGCAAAGTCTTTGACTGTCGTTGAACTTTCGCCAAACGCTACATCAACCTTGTTTAGACTTTCTTGGGTATCGCTAGCAAACTTAATCATTGCACCACCCATCAAGCCAAGTGGCAAGGTCAAAGAACGTGTCATACTCTTACCTAGTGACTTCATCTTACGGCTCGTCTTACGCATCTCACGCTGGACGTTCTGCATATCGGAGCTAAACTGTTTTAAGTTAGCACCTATCGCAATGTTTATTCTATTCTTAGCCATCTAGCCCTTTCTTAGCTTTAAAGTTGTCAAGTATCTCCTTCATCTGCTCAAAGTCAGTTCCCTCCCACGGGAAACGGGCAATTTTCTCTAGTGGTATTTGCTTTTTTGGAACGTTCACTTGAACTATCCATCGTGCAATCCAGCGGGCTTGTTCCCAACCCGTTCTGTAATCTCGCTCGTCTCGATCAGCTTTTGCCTTAATAGCTATGCTGAACTCTCTAAGCGTTAGGTCATAATAATCTGGGATTGACCAGTAACTAGCTTGCTGCACTACCCAATCCCAGAATACTACTTTTTTTCGGCTTCCCCTCCCTTGTTATCACCGTTGACTTTCTCCATTAAGGATTCCATCTGCTCGGTCATAATCTCACTAACCTTAGCTATGCAGCTTGGGTCATCATCTACCAAGTTCATTACATCCTCGTCTGTAATCCTATCGTTGCTCTGCTGCTTTCTGTAGCCAGCATTAATAGCAATAGGAAGAACCGTTAAAACAAGTGTCATAATACCCACTTGGTCAATGTGTTCAATCGACTTCCCAGTCTTAGACTCAATTGCGCTCAACCCACTTATTGTTAATCTAAATGGGTAATCATTTCCGTTTATTGTGATGGTATTCATAATCTATTAAACTACTGCTCCTTTAGTTACTGTGCCAGTTGGTTTTAATGATACCTCAAATCCTACTGCGGAGTCCATTTCTGCCGTTCTGCTTAAGCTAGTAACATAAGCCGTGTAACTATACGTCACATCACCAGTTACTGCACTTGACACTAAAACTGTTACAGAAGTACCAGCCACATAAAGGTCGTACAAATCCTCGTAACCGTATGTCGCATCCTCAGCAAAGTACCCACTTGCTGATAATTCAGAACCTCGCAAACCTGCGATAACCTCCTCTTGACTTGAACTATCCTTAGTCGTTACATCAATAGGACTCATCGAGTGAGATTCACTATGTTGTAGGGCATGAGTTAACAATGTCCCCCCGAAATATATTCCTAGAATATTTCCGTTAAACTTACCTGCTGTTGCCATTATTCGTTGTTGTTTTCTTTAATCGTTTTAAATTGTTTTTCGTCTTTGGTTTCAGTCTCCTGACCTACTACCTCATAATCTTTGTAAGGGTGTCCATCCGTTACATCTATAACAGTACCCTTGTCTATCTTTTTTCCGTTAGGCTTTTTGTGTGCCTTTGTTAATCTTATTTTCATTTTATGTGTATTTATACCATATTATGTACCCTTGTAATGTGTAAAATGCCTTTGTTTCTGGATCGTAGTCAACACTACTTTGACTATCAAACCTTGCTCGGCTAAAATCAAACCCCGTGTAACTCCCAGTTGTTAAATCCAATGCTTCTCTAGCTGCATCCGCTATCAGTAACGTATCGTTATACCCACCTGCGTAAATGTCAACCTCTAGCAATAAATCACCTATATTGTTAGCTTGCTTGTCAGGTGTCGGAAGTTGACCGCTTCTGTTAAAAACGATATAAGGTAACGACACATTTTGTGGAGCAATACCACCATAAATGTTACTGCACAAAGCAGTTAAATTGCTGTTTGCCTTTAAAATGTCCCCTATTGCATCTTCAAATGTCATCGTACTACTTCAAATCCTAATGCTCTTTCTTTTTTCTCTAAATACTTCTTTACCTCTGCACTCATCTTGCTGCCTATAATCGTTTCAACAAAACTGAATGTGCGCTGCATATAATGGTAGTTCTTCCCACCTGGTTTAATATTGCCTTTTGCATAGTTGACAAAATAACCGTAGTAACCACTACCCTCTGCCTTTTTAACCTGCGGTCCTATGTAAACAGTAGCCCCGTTTTTATTCCGCCCCGTGAATATCTTAATACTTCGTTTTAAGTTTCCTGGCTTGTATTTTATACTCGTGTTTCTGTGATAACTAACTGTTCTTTTAGCATCTGTTATTTGGGCTTTCATTACCCTTTGCGGCTGCTTTGCTTGCCGTCTAAATATCTTTAATAGTTCACGCCTTTTAACACTATCTTCTAGCTTCTCAATGCTTCTAATCACATCGTCAAACCCCTCTATGTCAATGCTAAAATTCATTAATACTTAGTTATTGTTTCAATCTCTAATCGCTCCCGTCCTAATTCTCTAATCCCTTGTATCTCATACGTTACACCATCCAATACTAACTGGTCTTTAATTGTTAGCCCTGAAACTGGTCTTGCCGTTTTCCAAATCGTATATCTATCGCCCGTGTTCTTGTCCTGCTCCATGCCCTCTGACACTCGCTTGTCTTGTTTACTCATGTAACATTTCTGCCACTCGGCAAACGTCTCAACGGGTGCATGACTCGCATCACTTGTCACCGTAGGTCGCATGATTGTTACTAGCCGTGTATATCTACCAATATCCCACATTAACCGAAGTCCTTTAAACTGTTATTAGCTAGTATTATATTAACGCTCTGTGGTATCTTATTCTCGTTTACGCTCATTCCAGCCGTTTGGCTATTTCGACTGTTAAACGAATCCGCTACCAATATCTTTAAGCAATGGATCAAGTCGTCTGGGATATCAAATTGGTTTAGGTAACCAGCCGTGAACGCTATCTCTATCGCATCGTATCTGTTATCTTGCAAAGTTGGTTTTTCCAAAAACTTTATTCTCGCAAAATTGCCATTGATTGAATAGAAATAATCCGTGCCATCTACCATCGTTTGCTGAGCCCCGTTAACATCGTAATACTTAATACTATCAAGTGACGTTACTGGGTGCATCTTTATTTTTATATCGCAGTCATCTTTATAGTTGCGATAGTCTCGGTAATAGTGATGATTATAGCTATATTCTCCATTGTAGTTATTCCAGTCATCTAGATAAGCAGTATAGCTTGCACTTTGTATAACTTTCCAAGTACGCTGAAAAATGAACTCACAAGCCGAGTCAACATAACTAGCCACTAGGCTATTTTCATCGTCATAACCCAATAGCCTTAGATGCGTTTTAACGGCTTCTAATCCTATCGCTAACCCTGCTGGCTTCTGTGTTCTTACTATTCTCATATCGCTTTAAATAAGGGGCAAGCCCAAAAGCCCACCCCCATCACAATGTATATTACCTACTTCTCAGTTTTCGCTTTTCTACCTCGCTTCACTTCTGGCTTAATCTCGGTAGCAAATCCTAACTCAACTAGTTCATTGCCTAGCTTGTCAGATACCTCTACTTCTTGACCTTTATAAGCCAATACGCCAAATTGAAACAATGGTTGCTTTGCTAATACCTTCATATTATGTCAATGATGTAAATTTAGCAAATGCCGCACCTTGAACTAGTGACCAGTCAACGTTAGAGTTAACTACCAAT